AGTTATTTGATCGCTGAGTGGGAAAAGGCGTTTACTTCAATAGTTAAGAGGTTCGACTAATGGCGGGCGACGGATCAAGAACACTCAAGCTCTCAATCCTTGCCGATGTCGATAACCTGAAAAAGGGTTTAACTGGGGCTGGCGAGGACACAGAATCGTTTGGTGAAAAATTAAGTGGTTTTGGAAAGAAAGCTGGAGCTGCGTTTGCCGTAGCTGGAGCAGCTGCGCTTGCTTATGCTGGAGTATTGCTAGTCGATGGCGTTAAATCGGCGATCGAGGACGAGGCAGCTCAGGCGAAACTTGCGACCACTTTACAGAACGTCACCGGAGCAACTGACGCACAAATCGCGGCCACTGAAAGCTGGATTACCACTCAGGGACTATCTCTGGGCATTACAGACGACGAATTACGTCCAGCGCTAGAAAGATTAACTCGGGCAACTGGCGACGTCGGAGAAGCTCAGAAACTTGCCAGTCTAGCGTTCGACATTTCAGCGGGTACGGGTAAGTCACTTGAAGCGGTATCTAATGCGTTAGGTAAAGCCGTCGAGGGCAATACGACATCTCTCGGAAAACTGGGAATCGGAATTGCGGCAGCTGATCTTAAGTCGATGAGCCTTGAGGAAATCACCGCCAAACTTGCGGAAACTTTCGGTGGACAGGCTACAGACAAGGCGGAAACGTTCGCGGGCAAGATGGATCGTCTAAAACTGGCGTTCGATGAGGGTAAAGAAACTGTCGGATCGTTCGTACTAGACGCATTAACTCCGTTAGTAACTATATTCGTGGATAAAGTAATTCCAACGATTACAAAATTAGCGGGCGAAATCGGAGAAAAACTTAAGCCAGTTTTTAAAGATATTGGCGACTTCGTTAAGGATTCAGTTATTCCGGTATTTACCGATCTCTGGGATTACTTTACGACAAACGTCGTTCCGCTATTTAAGAGCTACGCCGAATTGCTCAGCATTACTTTACTACCAGCAATCAAAGCTCTCTGGGGATTTATTCAGGACTACTTAGTCCCAATCTTTAAGGCTGTCTTAACTCCAGTCATTAACGGCGTGAGTTTAGTATTCGAGAAGTTAAAAGATTTCGTCGAGGAGAATAACGGCGTATTCAAATTTTTTGGCGCTGTAATTGGCGTGATCGGTACAGCTGCAAAATTCTTAGCACCTATCATCGGCAGCACTTTAGGCGCTGCGTTTAAGGTAGTTTCGCTAATTATCGACGGGGTTAGCCTGGCTATTTCGGGCGTCGTCGCTGGAATTAACTTAGCTATCGACGCGATTAACTTACTGATAAAAGGTTATAACGTCGTTAACAATTTATTCGGCGGTAAGGATCTAAAAGAGATTCCCGCCGTCGTACTTGCTAAAGGTGCTAAGGCTGCAACTGTAACCGCTGCAGACGCGGCAAGTGTTAAAGCTGCGATCGCTAAAGAGGTCGCTACAGTCGCTAAAGATGTTGCTAAAGAAACTAGCAAGGTGACAACAGCGGTAGCGGCGGCGAGTGCTGGAGCTGCGACTAAGGTCGTTGCGGACGAATTAAAAGCGGGACTGGGTGGAACTACTGGCAATATCGGAGAAGCCATGTTCAGAATTCGACAGATGGAATCTGGATTTATTCCGCCAGTCGTACCAGTCGGGACAGATGTCGGCGAGCGTATGTTCGCAATCCGTCAACGTGAAGCGGGCAACGTACCGCCGACGACTATTAACGTCAACGTTTCAGGAGCCATCGACCAAGAGGGCACAGCTCGAACTATCGTCAATACGCTAAATAACAGTTTCTATCGCGGAACTAATGGCGCTAATGCTCTGGAATTCGCATGACAGTTTTCAATCCCATTTGGCGCGTAAAGATTCAGGGTGTCGAATATACGACTTACGTTCTGGCTAATCTAAGTATCGCCAGCGGTCGCGATAACATTTACCAACAGGCTCAAGCGGGTTATTGTAATTTACAGCTAATTAACCTCAATCAGGCAATCGTTAACATCAACATAAACGACTCAGTTTCGATCGAGTTAAAAGATTCGACAGATACGTTCGTCCCTATTTTTGGCGGAACTGTCGTCGATTTCGGAATCGAAGTTTCGACAGCTGGTAACGTCGCAATAAATCAAACCCTTAACATCACAGCTCTAGGAGCCCTAAGCCGCCTACCTAAAGCGCTAACCGATGGCGTTCTAAATCAGGATTTCGACGGCGATCAAATCTGGGAAATTTTGCAAGATTTACTATTAAATAACTGGGGCGAAGTTCCAGCAGCTTTACAATGGGCTGACTACGATCCGACAGAAACGTGGGCTAATGCTCAGAACGTTGGATTAGGCGAGATAGATCGTCCGGGCAATTACGAACTAGCGCAACGATCATCTAATCGAACAGATATTTATTCGCTGGTTTCAGCGCTCGCGACGAGCGGTTTGGGTTACATATATGAATCGGCGACCGGACTTATCTCGTATGCCGATTCGACTCATCGTTCGATCTATTTAGCCACTAATGGATATACAGACGTAACAGCTAATCAGGCGCTATTTAACGGACTCAAGATTCAGACTCGAGCTGGCGACGTCCGAAACGACGTGACTCTAAAATACAACACTAACTCAAATAATGAAGTAAGCGCCGAGGATATTAACTCGATCGACATTTACGGACGTTTAGCTCAGGTCATAACTACAACGATCAAACACTCAGCCGACGCTCAAGATCAAGCCGATTTTTACTTAACCCTAAGAGCTACGCCTCAAGCTAATTTACAGTCGATCACTTACCAGCTTACAAATTCCGAGCTGGACGACGCGGATCGCGATTCGCTTATTAAAGTATTTATGGGCTTACCAATAAGACTTAGCGACTTACCGCCAAACATGGCGTCCGGTACGTTTCTAGGATTCGTCGAGGGCTGGACGTTCAAGGCTGCCTATAACGAAATATCTATAACGCTTAATCTGTCGCCACTAAGTTATTCGCTTCAAGCTATGAAGTGGGAGCAAGTTTCTATCGCGGAATCGTGGAATACTATAACCGGATCGCTAACGTGGGAAACCGCGTTAGTCGTGGCATAAGGAGAAAATATGACAAATCCAACAAGTAACTTCGGCTGGCAAATGCCAACGCCGACAGACTTAGTCACAGATTTACCAGCTGATTTTGAAGTATTTGGTCAGGCGGTCGATACGTCCATGGCTGATCTTAAGGGCGGCACTACCGGTCAAATCCTGTCTAAAGCTACAAATGCCGACATGGATTTCACATGGATAACTAATGACGTTGGCGATATTACAGCTGTTACAGCTGGCACAGGTATCTCAGGCGGTGGCACTTCTGGCGCTGTAACTATTACCAACTCAATGGCTACAACTATCACGACAGCTGGCGACGTGATTTATGGAACTGGTTCAGGGACTTTTACACGTTTAGGAATTGGATCGACTGGAAACGTTTTGACCGTAGCTGGTGGCGTTCCAACATGGGCAGCACCAGCCGGCGGCGGTAAAGTTTTACAAGTAGTTAGCGCTATTACCACAACAGCTACAACTATTGCGACTACTTCAATGACTGATACAACAATTACCGCGACAATTACACCAACATCGGCAAGCTCTCAAATTTTAGTTTTAATAAATGGAGTTTTAACTCATGGAATAAATAGTGCTGGAAGCGGCGTGGGTGGACAACTTATGCGCGGGGCTTCAATAATTCAAGGTTATGCAAGTGCTTTCATAGATTTATCAGCGGCAACAGGTGCGACAAGAATAGATAGATATGCGCGAATTCCTATTATATATATGGATTCGCCAGCGACTACAAGTGCGACAACTTACAAGTTACAGGGCAGAATTAACGACACGGCAAACAGCGGGACTTCAACATGGCAAGCTAGTGGTTATGGTAGCTCGATCGTACTAATGGAAATTGGAGCTTAATCATGGAAAAAGATTATCTATCGGCAGCAATTAAATCACTTCGTCCAACTTCGGAATTTTCTTATATCAATGAGGATTATTCGACAATTAAATGGGACGTTTTAGAAGGCAAAGCTCCAACTCTCGAGGAAGTCGAATTAGAAATCGATCACTTAAAAGAATTAGACGCTCAATCCAAATTAGATAAAGCAACCGCTAAAGCTGAATTATTAATCAAACTCGGTATAACAGCCGACGAAGCGGCGTTATTGCTGTCATGAAACTAACCAGCTATAACGGCTGGGAAGCTTCGGCTAAACCTGAGTCGATCCATGTCAAGTCCTACGCAATACCGGGGACTCATTTAAAGATTCGTTGCGCCGAAGCTGTTGCACCTTTGATCGTCGAATTTTGCAAAGAATTTAACGAGTTAATCGAGCCGCTCGACGGCGGACAACTTGACGACTGGGGCTACGCGTTTCGCATGGTTCGCGGTTCAACTGATCGAGTAAGTAATCACGCGTCCGGAACGGCGATTGATCTAAACGCGACTAAGCACGTTTTGGGAAAGATAGGAACGTTCCCAGCTGAGAAAGTTCCAATGATTCGAGCACTAGCTAAGAAGTACGGTTTATTTTGGGGCGGCGATTACAAGAATCGTCCGGACGAAATGCACTTTGAAATTAACGTAAGCCCAAAAAGAGTCTTAGAGCTAATCAAGGCTCTAGGGTTAGGAGAAAAGTAATATGAAAGAACTAAAGGCTATCGCTGCTAGTTATGGACGGTCAGCTATTGCGGGCATGCTGGCGGTTTATATGACTGGCGAAACTGATCCCAAAAAATTAGCGTGGGGCTTATTTGCTGGGATCGTGCCGGTTCTAATGCGTTACTCGAATCCCAAAGACGTTTCGTTCGGGGCAAAGGCTAAGTGAAC